GATATCGTTATCCGCAGTACCAGTTCTACCTTGAGACTTTAAAAGTCTTTCAGCATTGAATTGGTTAGCAGATGGGACGATCATCTTAACGCCTCTAGCTGCAACTTTTAAACCTCTCTCATCAGTGAAAGCAGCGATGTCAATCAATGCTTGTTCTAATGAAGTTTCGTTTAAGTCCGCTTGAGTAGCTAAAGTGTTTGCAACATTTGTTCCACTGACCGTTGGGTGGGCAGTTGAGAACAATGCTACGCCATCACCTGTTTTATAAGTCGCTACCGAAGGTAGACCATTATTTAACGGGTTAGCTGCTTTAACTTGTTTTGCGTTAGACATAGATCTTGCTAGTGCTTTTGTGTATCTAGAAGCTAATCTATCGTAGAGGTTATCTTCGATAGCTTCTTCTGTGATAGCGAAAGCAAGCGCGATCGTTTCCATAGTGTAACGAGCAGTGTAAGTCTCTTGTGCTGTATCGTATGATACGCCTTGACCTTCTGCTTTTACATCAGCGTTAGCGAATCCTGATAACATAACTTCCTCTTCGAAAGCTCTGTCACTTGATTCAGTAACGTATATTTCGGCCGACTCGTTGTCGTACCTTTTGTATTCCAGCCCAAATAGTGCATTTAGGCCTGGTTCCAACTCTTTTACGAGTTGCGCTCTTGATATTGCCATTGTCTAATTGCTCCTATTATGTATTACGAATTAATTCGTTTTGGTTCTGAACAACTCTAACTGTAGCGTAAGCTGCAGTTTGATCTGAGTTATCCGGATCTTCTGATGATCCTAAGAATCTCCACGATTTAGTATTCGCATTTGAACCGTCAGAAACGGAAAGTGTTGAACTAGATCTTCCACCTGAAGCAGTTCCGGATGTAGCCGAAACGTTCATTCCATAAGTTTCCCATATCTTAGCATGCGCTGCAGGTATGTTTGCTGCGATCTGTTGATCAGTCACAACATTGTAAACTTGGAAAGGATTATCTAATACGAACGCTTGTGTTTCTTCACTGTTCGCTGGAGTTACTTGGTAATAATAGTTGCTCCAAGTTGGCTTCAAAGTAGTAGCCGCGTTGAAGAAACAACCATTAAAGACACCGACAGTCGTTGCCGTTTTACTACCTTGACCAGTCACAACATATCCAGAAGAAATAGTTACTGCTTCTCCTTGGTATATGCTAGTGGCTTGGTTAGTAGCAATCCAGTATTGACCTTGACCTGCTGTCGCGGGAGTTGATCCCAACGTTCCAGAAGCCCAAAGACCAAAACCAGCTGTTTGTGTGTTAGCCATAGTTTTCTCCTTGTGTCTATTTGCATAGACGGTTTAATTTATCCGATGATAGGGAATTGGTTGTTATCCCGAGAATAGTTAAAAAATTAACTTTTCTTTGTACCACCGAAGGTTACGCGAGATTGTCGATCGACATCGATCGGCATACTCTTATGTTGTTCCCTAAGTAAGTCGGTTTCAACTGCTTCGTCCTGACCTTCAGTTAATTTTTTCTGATAATCAGCACGAGATTGTGCGAGTTCTTCGGGTATCCTAGCCAACAATAGGCCTCCAACTCCAATGACTCCCTTATATTTGCCTTCGCTCACAACTGGATAGTCAGAATCGGTATATTCATCAGCTCTCACTAATTCATATCCTTCTCTAAGTCTTCCATAGATATTTTTACTATCTGTGAATCCTAGAGATTCTGCTCTGATCCATCTGTGCCTGAATCCATCAGGTGCAGGGGGTGCATCCAGAGAGGATGGTGGCTTGTACTCTTTTGGACGTTCAGTTTTTGTCCGAGTTCCAGCCGCACGAGAAAGTTTTTTGTCTTCTTTTTTCATATGCTTACGCCTCCTTCGTGAGTTTTAATTGTTTTGCATATTCTTCGAGTGGCACACCTAGTTTTTTAGCTATTGCTACTTGAGACGATGTGAGTCTCACTTGTTTGCGACCAGTTTTTGCACTTCTGCTTGCAGAAGCCACCGACTGAACGGGTCTAGTCGTTTGTATACTCTCACTTTTATCAAATTTATGTGGGAAGTCAACACGTATTCGTTTGTCTATTTCCTCATAATACTCGTTTGATTTAGGATCATAACCTTCTTTATCCACTAAGTCCTTGTGAATCTCAAACGCCGTAAAAGTCATCGCTCGGTTTGTACCGAACCATTTGTTTCTAGACGCCCAATCTTCCGCTTCAGGATCAGCTTCAGGTAATGACTGTGGAGTTTGTCTTGGTAAATTTCCACCGTCGGAAAGTTGAACAGGTTTCTCAGCCTGTACAGATCTTCGTTGTTGTAATTTAGCATTGTCAAACGCAAGTTCTGCTATACGTTTGTTTGCTTCAACTTGAGCAGGTGCATCTCCAGCTTCAATGGCTTGGGCCAATTGTTTTTGGGCCATGTCCATTCCACTTTTAACACTTTCCTCAAATTTTTTAGTGTAATCAGCATCGACTTTTTGAAATCTTTCCTGATCAAGTTTTCTTTTATTCTCTATAGCTTGAGCATATTCTATAGCTGCGGATTCTCTTCGTTCTGCTTCTCTCATCTTACGAGTAAGTTTAGCAATACGTGATTGAACTCCTTTACTATAATCCTCTAACTTAGAGTCATCTTCTTTTTGTTCCTTTTTTATTTCTTTTACTGTTTCTTGTTCCGGTGCGCTTGTTTCCTCTTTTGTTTCAATAACCGATTCGTCTTTTTGTTCTTCAACAGCTACATCTACTTCAGGTCCTGAAGTATCTATATCTACTGTTTTCTGACTCGGTGTTTTGTTTTCTTCTTCTGGCATAGTTTCTCCTTTTCTATGTTAGTATTTATGCAAGAGATCCTCTGGATCCTTGACGGTTGCTAGAATTTCATCTTCATTTAACAACCTAACTTCCCCACCTTCAATATTAATACGTGATCCTGCATAACGTGCAAAGACCACCCAATCACCAATCTTGCACCATGGACCTGTTGGATATCTCTCTTTATCCTTATAACATTCCGATCCCATTGCTAATACGTTTCCGCATTGCGATGCAACTTGCTGACGTTCTAATGTTGATTCGTTCATGATAACTCCTCCTTTAGTTGTCTCATTCATTTTAAATGGTAAAACTAAAATTCTCCAACCTGTTGGTTGTGGAAGTTTATCTTTTTGATTTGTAACTTCTTTTTTAGATTCGGATTTTTTTACTCCGACTAATTCTTTATTTGGTGTGATTATCTTTTGGCTTGGCGCCGTTGATATTGATGACTGTTCCTTTTGACTCATTTTGCTCCTTATTGTCTAGCAGGTTAGAGAGTTCCTGTTTAGTTGCCTCTAGGGCGTTTATTTGTCCGATAATATACTTATATGTTTCCATATTGTCAACCCCTCCGGACGTTATAGAGATTGATAATTGATTAAGGCGTGCATCTAATGCTCTTCTTAATTTATAAACTACGTTTTCTAAATCAGCCATATTAATAAGTTAAACCAGCAATAGCAGCATTACAGGGTCTACAACTCTTTTTAAATCTTGCATGAGATGTACAATGTTCAGCTCTTTGTGGTTTAACAATTTCTACTTTTTTAATTTCTTCTTTAGGTTCTTCTAAAACTACGGGTTCTTCTTTTTTAGGAGTGAATAAACCTTTCACCCAGTTTATAAAATGTTTAATCATTACTTAATTTGACACCCTACTTTTTTGCCTTTAAGGACTGCACCACCAGAATTATAACCAGATCTTCCACCTGATTTATAACCTTTGTTTAATTCTCCAATAACTCTTCTTTTCTCAGCTCTATCTGCTGCATCAGGGTGTTTTCTTGCATCGATTCTACCCATTTCTTCTAGTAAGTTAGCTCTTCCACCTATGTTATGTTTTGCTCTTCCGGCACTTGGAGTTTGCATTCTTCTTTTCTTAAATGCGTCTACTTGCACTTTTCTTTTCTTAAATGATGGATTAATTTTACGTCTCTTTACATCAGTATGAGGTCCTGTTGGAACTTCATGCGTAACTCTATCCATAAATTTTTTTAATGCGTTTAATTTTGCCATTACGATTTCCTTTTCTTAGCCATTTTCTTAAATGTCTTTGCTAACGCTTTTGCTCTTCCAGTGCAACCTTTTTTTGTAATAGGTGTACACTTTCCTTTAGTTTTACGTTTTTTGATTGATTTATTTACGTCTTGTATCCAGTTCTTTTTAGCTTCACCACCATTTTTAAATCCTGTTCTAATTGGAATTCCTCCCATAGGATAACCATCTTTATTAGCACCTAAAGCAGGTTTATAACCTGATCTTGGACTTGTTGCATGTTGCAAAGTCAAAGATGTTTGTCCTGCGTTTGGTGATCTAAAACCTCTCATTACTTATCATATCCTTTTTTAGGTGGATTAGAAGGATCAGCTGGAGCAGAATAATCTCCAATTGAATAAGCTCTTTTAGTATCTTTCATATGTTTAATTTTTTTCTTAGCTTCTTTACCTTTTGCTACAGCCTCTTTATGCTTGTTCATTTCACGAATATTTTTTAAATAAAAATGATCTTTGCCCTCTCTTATACTTCGTTCTGTAGAAAGTTTAGTAGGTTTAACAGATTTAATATCAGGACTTCTTTCACCATACTTAATACGTTCTGCACGCGTAGC